CACTTTACCGGACAAGCGCATTGCCGGAGCAACGCGCCTCGCCGTTAGAGTGTCGGCCTAAATGATGACTCTGTGCCATCTTCGTGCCAAGTAATACGTTTAATATGTCCGTAACTATCCAGTTCCAAGAATGTACCCAGTGTGAAGTCTTTATTGGCAGTTAACCATACTCTCCATACGAGCAAGTCGCCTCCCAAGTCTTCATGTTCAACACGTAGCTGTCTGATAGGACTTTGTAATGGTACTCTTTGGGGAAATGGGCGATCAGTCATTGTCATAGCGCGGGTTTTTGGTTCTGAGCGCTATTTTCGCGGCTTCCAGGCGTTGCCAGTCTGCCGGCGCGTTAAACACCGTCAGCATCGACAGTGCTTTCACCATGTTGCGAATCGCCCATGATGGTTGATTTCCGATGATCTTCCAGGCTTGTTCCGTCGTCATTGTCTCTCTCCGTTGTGGGTTAAACGAGGGATTTAACGTAAAATCCACCAGTGCTTTCTATCCATTTAATCCAATCGTCTGTATCCCAAGCGTTATGACACACTGGCGGTACTTTCATGGTATAACCGTAGTCATGCGTACCGTTTTCTTCCACTACCTTACGTTTCAATTTGTAGTCCATTAAGTTACCTCGTATCCGTCGAACCATTTTAAGTTGGCGTATTTCTTTCTCCTCTAAATGTTTCACTCTATATTGTCTAGTTTCGCTTACCTTATATAATGTCTAGTTGTGCTTGTCAATAAATTATTTTTTTATTGATTTTTAATGACATCTGAGCTAGTCGTTTTGACTATGGTGGCCATTTGCGGCCAATACCCGGACGTTAATATGACAAAAGAGTTGGCCGCGCCTCTAAATGGCAGTGTTACCCGTTATTATAATCATGATGAGGTGTGGTCGGAAATCCTCCAACGGCTGGCCGATGGCGAAAGTATGAAGTCTATATGTGCTGATAAACATCTTCCCAATACCGGAAATATTTACCGATGGTTGTCGATGGGTGATGATGCTTTGAAAGATAGATACGCGCGCGCGATGGAGCTGCGCGGCCAACATTTTGGCGAGAAGGTTGCCGATATAGCACAAAAAGTACTGGAAAGTGAGGAGTTGGATGCTAATCGGGCGCGTGTCGCCCTGGATGCGCTCAAGTGGAGTGCGGCCAGGCTAAGCCCGAAGCACTACGGCGATCGGATAGAGCAAAACTTAACCGGTCAGGTCGAGCTGACCGCGACCCTCGTTCCAATCACCATCAAAAAATAACGCGCAAGATTTATAGTCTAGCGCGTTAGGTCTCTGACCTCGGCGTCACGCAACAAAAACCAGGCTGTCCTTGTTGGCGCGTGTCAAAAATTCGTCCGTTGAGTTTACAAAGTCGTTGTTTCACGCTCAACCGTGCGATATTCGCGAGTGTCAATATGCTTGAAATAATCCAAGTAATTGTTGCCCACTGATTTGGTATAAACGTACATGTAATTTCCTGCCCACTCAGGCGCGGCTGGCAAAAGACGGAACGCGTCAACTGCAAGCGCATTGTCAAAAGCTATTTGGGGATCGATAGTGAATAGGTTAACAGTCATTTGATTCTCTCTCCCTTCAGCTGTCGTTGGCGTTTTCATTTTCATCGCTCCTCAATGTCAAGCTACACTTACCATATATGTGCCGGCCAGGGCGCGTCAAGTGCGAACATTATTTTTTTTGCGAAACATCGAAAGCATGCTTTTTGCGACTTGGCGACATTTTTGCCAACGTGCCCCGGCGTGGCATCGACTGGTGCGGGGTAAAGGTATATATATATATTATTAAGACACCCATAGTCTGTGTACAGCCGAGGGTGGTTGAGATGCGGCTTATATCTTCTGAGTGAGGTATCTGCGATTTGGCAACCGTAACACTCCCCTACACACCTCGCCCCTTACAGGCTGAGTTTCACAGGCAGAGGAAGCGTTTTACTGTTGCGGTTAATCACCGTCGCTTTGGCAAGACCGTCATGGCGATTGCGGACGCGATACAGACCGGCATGTGGTGTCCAAGGCATCGCCCCCAGGTGGCCTACATAGCGCCCACTTACGCACAGGCCAAGCGTGTTGCGTGGGAATACGCAAAGGAAATGTGTGTTGGTTTTGGCGGTGCGCGGTTTCATGAGTCGGAACTTCGCATTGACATACCGCGTGTTTTGTCTGACGGCAGCAAGGATTTCGTGAGGGTTATGCTGCTTGGGTCTGATTCCGTCGATTCACTTCGTGGCATGTACCTTGATCTATCCATACTCGACGAGTATGCGGATATGAACCCACGGCTTTATCCAGAGGTGATTCGCCCTGCTCTTTCTGACAGAAAGGGGTCGGCTGTCTGGATTGGTACGCCACGCGGCCAGAACCTGTTTTACGACAAGTTTGAGGAGGCGAAGGTTGAGGTGCTTGCTGGCAACCCCGACTGGCACTGGTGCTTGCACAAGGCGTCTGAGACTGGTGTCGTCGATGCTGACGAGCTGGCTGCTGCTGCCAAGCAGATGTCACGCCAGCAGTACGCTCAGGAGTTTGAGTGTTCTTTTGACGCTGGCCTGGAGAATGCCTATTACGGCTTGCAGATGGAAGATGCCGAACAGGAAGGCCGCATTGGCAGGGTGCCGTTTGATCCGAACAGCAAGGTTGAAACGTGGTGGGATCTCGGTTTTCGGGACAGCACTTCGCTCTGGTTCGTGCAGCGGGTAGCGAAAGCCGTGCATGTTATCGCCTATTACGAGACGAGCGGCGAGGGACTGCCGCATTATATATCGGTGCTGGACGAATACAGTCGATCCAGGGAGAATGGCGGTCGCGGCTATACGTATTCGCGGCATATCTTCCCGCACGATATCAAGGTTCACGATCTTGGCACGGGCAAGTCCAGGGTTGAGGTTTTGCAGGAGCTTGGTGTGACTGCGGATATTGCTCCGCACCTCAAACTGGCTGACGGCATTGAGCAGGTACGCAACCTGCTTCCAAGGTGCTGGATTGATGCGGAGAACTGTGCTTATGGCATCAAGGCGCTGAAGCAGTATCGCAAGGAGTTTGATGAGATCAGGAAGGTTTACAAGCCGCGTCCGCGACACGACTGGACGTCACACGCCTGTGATGCGTTTCGGATGGGTGCGATTGTGACGCCGAGGTCGGCGAGTTGGGCGCAGCCTCTGGAATATCCAAAACGGGCTTTTGTTTAAGGAGATGGTGAAATGAAGCGATCTATTGATGTCAGCAGTCTTGGTGAGTTAACCCACGAACTGGTGGCTGTTCCGAAGTCGGCGCGTCTGGAGGTGTGTATTGGCGGCGTGACGTATGGCGGTATGGCCGAGAGAGAGTCCGAGGCCGGCTGTGTGCGTTTGCATTTTGAGGACAGGAAGGCGGCAAAGGCAGCGCCCAAAGCTTAGGCGAGGAGCAAGAAGTAGTGGCTCTTTTTGGCCCAGGCTCTGCCGGCGCTGGTGGTTTTTTCGACACGTCTGTCCCACGCACCCTGCCACCTGAAAGTCCCGCATTCACCGGTTTTCAGGATCAGCTTGCCGCTGCTGACCTGGCCCTGCTGAATCCACAGCCACAGGTGGCGTCACTGCCACCACCCGCAGCAGCACCGTCGCTGCTGAGAAGACAGCCACCGCCGAGGAACCTGCTTTTTGAACCGCCGGGCATGGGTGCTTCAGATAGGGAGGAGGAGGCCAGGGCAGAGCAGAAAAGAAGGGATGAGTATCGAGCCGACCTTCTTGCTAACAGGCTGGATAAAGCAACGCTATGGAGTGGTTTGAAGGGGGCGCAATTTGCTCAAAAAGCACTACCCTTTGCATCCCCTTTGGGATATCTGGCGGATAGGTTTGTGCCAGAGAGTGGGGTAAAAAGTTTTTTTTTGGGGTTCAATCCATTTGAACAGGCCAGACTCGACGAAGCGGCGCACCGCACTGCGTTGATGGAGAATCAGCTGTCAACCCAATCATACTCACCGAGTGCTGCGCTTGATTATCCTTTCACTCGCGCCATACCACTGGATGAAGCCCTAATGGATTTTTCTCCAGCCCAAACGGCGCTTGATGATGTGGATCGGTATATTGATTCTTTTGTAAATGATCCTAATAACAGGGTTGATACCACAACTGCGGAGACGTTTGATAACACATTAGATGAGATTGACGCTCGTTTCGGCCCCGGAGGAGCATTCTGATGAGCATAAAAATGTCTATTCAAATTCAGGAATTACAGGCTCGTGTGACCGAGTTGGAGAAGCTGGTGAGGGGCGAGGTGCCGAAAGCGCACATCGATCGTCATGAAAAGGGCAACGAGTTTGTCGGCCCTCTTCGCCTTAAGCATCGGGGTTTCGGGCGCTGGGACGTTGTAAACGAACACGGTGCTGCCCTGAACGGAGAGTGGATGAGAAAATCTGATGCGGAATCTTTTATCGCGGAGCATGCTGCGTGAGCGGGTTTACCTCCCTAGAACTTGGTGGGCTCCGGCCCACCATTTTTTTCGAGGACTGACTAATGGCGAAAATGTCGGACAGCGCACTGGTTTCTGTCATCAAGGGGGAAATACAGGCAAGCGCCACCTTTGTTGGTGGAGAGATCAGCGAGCAACGGCGCAAGGCGATGGAGTATTACCTTGGTGAGCCTTTCGGCAATGAAAACGAGGATGAATCCTCTGTTGTCATGACCGATGTGGCTGACACGATTGAGTCGGCCATGCCCACGTTTATGGAGATATTCGGATCTGGCGATGAGGCTGTGAGGTTTGAGCCGGTCGGGCTGGAGGACGAAGAGGCAGCGAAACAGGCTACGCAGTATGTAAACCATATATGGCACAAGGCGTCATATAACGACGGCTTTGGCACGACGTATGATTTTGTGAAGACAGCGCTTTTGTCGAAGAACTCCTATCTGAAAATCTGGTGGTCGGAAGAGGAAGAGTCGCGCCGTGAGACACTGACCAATGTCAACCTGGCCACGCTGATCGAATTTGAGGAAGATTCGCAGATAGAGATTATCGAGCAGGAGGAGATTCCTGTCCCACCTGAGTTGATGGACTTTGCGCCTGACGGACTGCTCTACGACATTACCATCAAGCATACCGACACGAAGGGCCGCTGCCGTGTTGTCTGTATTCCACCAGAAGAGTTTTTGATTTCACGCAGGGCGACCTCACTGGATGACGCGGCATTTACATGTCACAAGGTCAAGAAGACGGTAACAGAGCTTCTGGAAATGGGGTACTCAAAGAAGGTGGTCGAGGGACTGCCCAGCCACGATGAGCAGAACTACAACGAAGAGCGTGTGGCGCGGTATGCCCATGACGAGGAATGGCCTGACCAGAACGACGGTATGCGCGACCCCAGTATGCGCGAAATATGGCTGTATGAATGCTATCTGAAGGTTGACTATGACGGTGATGGCATGGCCGAGATGAGGGCCGTGACGACAGCCGGGCCAGGATACACTGTTCTGGAGAATGAACTGGTTGACGATCATCCGTTTGTTGACATGACGCCAATCCGCATGCCGTTCAAGCACTTTGGCAGATCCCTTGCCGACCTTACAATGGATACCCAGTTAATCCGCTCAACCATTGTCAGGCAGCTTCTGACAAATATGTATGGCGTTAATTCCAATCGCTATGTTGTCAACGAGCGCGTTAACCTCGACGACATGCTGACAAACAGGCCGGGTGGTCTGGTGCGTGTGGAAGGTGGTCTTGATCCAAGTCAGGCTGTTATGCCCCTGACAACGCAGTCGCTCGGATCTTATGCGTTTCCTGTCCTGGAGTACATGGACGGTGTGCGCGAATCCAGAACCGGTATTACGCGGTATAATCAGGGGCTGGACGCTGATTCGCTCAACAAGACGGCGACTGGCATAAACCAGATTATGGGACAGGCGCAGCAGCGCATGCTTCTGATTGCGCGGCTGATGGCCGAGACCGGTTTCAAAAAGGCGTTCAAGAAAATACTGCGTCTGGTAATCAACCATCAGACAGCGCCTGACGTTGTTCGCCTTAGAAATGAATGGGTGCAGATTGACCCCCGTGCGTGGAATGCAGAGATGGATCTGTCGATTACTGTTGGCCTTGGCCACGGCACAAAGGAGCAGCAGATAATGCTGGCCCAGCGGCTGATCGAGATGCAGGTTCAGGCGATCACGTTACAGGGTGGTGTTCAGGGGCCGCTGGTTAACAGCGAGATGGTTCACAATGCCCTGAAAAAGTGGACGCTGGCGGCTGGCCTTAAAGACCCCAGCGCATACTGGCTTGATCCGGCGCAGCAACAGCAGGGTCAGCAGGAAGAGCAACAGCCAGACCCCCGGCTGGTCGAAGCACAGGGCAAAATGCAGATCGAACAGGCCAAGTTGCAGGGTAACCAGCAGATGGCTCAGGCTGAACTGCAACAGGACTTGCAGGTCGAACAGGCAAAACTGCAACAGGCACATGACTTAAAGGTCGAAGAGATGCGCCTCGATCATCAGTATAAAATGAAAATGCTGGAATTGAAGCGTGAGGAGGTGGCGGCTATCGCCACGATTAAGGACGCCGAGGCACAGGCCAGGCTTGCTGCGAGCGGTATAACCGAGGAACTGCAATGAACACAAAATCTTCTACACATTCAGAGACGATCAAAAACCCAAGCTGGAAAGAGGGTACTGGGAACGTCAAGGAATCCCGCCTGAACTCCGGTGGTAACAGCGGTGGCAATAGCGGCGGTAAAAGCGGCAGCAAAAAAACCATGTATTGATGTCGGGTGAGAAAAGCCGCATGGAGGCCAGAGCGTGAGCGCAGCCGAAGATCATGAACCTCAGTTACGGACTGAAAGTGATCGTGCCCATCGTGCTGCGCGAATGCTTGAGGATGATTTGTTCAGGGACGCCATATCCGAGATCCGTGAGTGGTGCCACGAACAGTGGGAAAGCTCTCCGATTGACGATGTGAAGGGGCGTGAGAATCTTCGCATTATGGTTGGTGTCGTGAATCGTTTCGAGCACATTTTCGCAAAGCACGTTGAAACCGGCAAACTGGCACTGAAGCAGATTAACGACCTGCAAGAAAAGCGCAGTCGGTTACGGTTGCTCAGGCGGTAATTTAATGGCACACGAGCACTCAGTTACGACTAGGGGTGCAGATGGCTCGTGGTGGAACATCCCTTCTGTTATAGGCGATGTATCAGTTGCCCCAAAACTGGCGGAAACCCTGTTTCATGGCGGCTATATAAAGCCATTGGAAGGGCCATTTAGGACGCTGGAAATTGCTGAACGTGCTGCTTGGGAGCGCAGCAGGGGTGAATCCCGTCCGCTTCCCGACGCACATTTGTATGATAGTCCTCAAAAAAACAAGTTGCGACAGTATCATAAAGCATTGAGAAACAGTTTAATGGGCGGCATAGGTCAGCGCCCTAGTCTTTTGTCAAACAACCAAGGGGTATACCCAGAAAATTAACCTGGAGAAATTATGTCAGATGAAACAATGGCCAACCCGGAAACGGGAGCCGAGACGACCGAAGCTAACCCACGTCTGGGAGCTGAGGGAAGACCAGAAACAACGGAAGAACAGGCAATCGCGGCGGTGGCCGCTCGACTGGAGCCTCAGCTTGAGCTGACGCCAACTGAAGAAAACGAGCCAACACCGTCAACCGAACCGGCCAACCAGGAGGAGCCGGAGCGGTCAGCTGAAAGCACTGAGTCACAGACTGAGGCTGATGCTGAACCGTCATCTGAGGATGACGCGACCACGGAACCGACCGCAGAAACCGAGGAACTACCTGACACTCTCTCAGGTCTTGCTGAGGCGATTGGGATGGATGAAGCAGAACTGGCTTCCCACCTCAAGATGCCAATCAGGGTCAATGGCGAGACTCAGATGGTCACCCTCGCTGATGCTGCGTCTGGTCAACAGATGGACGCGGATTATCGCCAGAAGACGCAATCGCTTGCTGATGAACGACGTCAGTTTGACGCCGATAGGCAGCAGGTTTCGCAAGCCTTGCAACAGCGGCTTCAGGCTGCTGATGAACGGTTGGCGGCATTAACGCAGGATGTTCAGTCAAAGCATTCGGCAGCAGACATGATTCGTCTTGCTGATGAAGATCCGAATGAGTATATCCGGGTAAAGGCACAACTTGATGCACAGCGTGAGACCCTGGCTGGTCAACGTCAGGCGCAGGAAGTTGAACGCCAAAGGATTATGCAGGAACAACAGGCGGGAATTGCACAATACCGTGAGTCACAGCAGGAGTTACTCGTTCAGAAAATACCGGAGTTGACTGATTCCGACAAACTCGAAGGTTTCGAGAAAGGTATGATGACGTACCTGGGAGAAGTTGGTTTCACTGATGACGAGATAACAGGGTTCGTCCGTGGTGCGTTTGACCACAGGCAGGTTTTGCTTATTCGTGATGCCATGCGGTATCGCGGTATGCAGGACAAGCGAAAGACGATCACTAAAACTCTTAAAGGTCTACCTCGTGTGCAAAAGCCGGGGACATCCCCGACAAGGCGACGGGCACAGGCTGGAGATGATGTCACTGAGGCAAGACAACGTGTCAGTCGAACAGGGGCGACCACAGAAGATGCGGTCGGTCTTGTGAGGCGTCTTTTGGGTTAACAGGAGAAAATTCTCATGACTTTAGCAACCAATGCCTTCACATCATTTGATGCGATAGGTAACAGAGAGGATCTTTCGGACATCATATATAATGTGAGTCCGACAGATTGCCCCTTCATTACGGGCATACCACGGGCCGATTCCAAAGCTGTTTTGCACGAGTAGACTGCTCCCTCGTCTGGCAACAGGCGAGTGCAAATCCTGTGAATTGCAAGGAAGTCTCATTGAGAAAACTTGCAGCCAAGCCTCGCAAGAGGAAGGTTCAACGATCATCCGTAAGGAGTAGGGCCAAGCGGCCCGAAGCGCAGGACATCCCACTGGGATGATGACATGATCTCATCTGCATGGCGACATGCAGCAGCCGAAAGGCGGCGTTAACTTAGCGATTTGACGTGAAGATATTGGGCAAACAGACTCTTTGGCGGCTGCTTCAAGCACCAACTTTGTGCTCGAAGGAGACGAATCGGTAACAAATGCAACGACGGCCACTTCCCGTCTGAGCAATACCTGCTGCATCTCGGACAAACTACCGAGAGTTTCGGGTACGCAAATGGCGGTGAATGCTGCTGGCAGGAAAGACGAGCTGGCTTATCAGATCGTCAAAACTGCGAAGGAGCTGCGCCGTGATATGGAATCCATTCTTCTGGCCAATAACGCAGAAGTTACGGGCAATACGACAACAGCCCGTGAAACAGGCGGAATAGGCTCTTGGATCACCACGAATACTTCTAACGGAACATCAGGGTCTGATGGCTCTGCTGGAAATACAGCCAGAACGGACGGCACTCAACGAGCGTTTGTTGAGAGCCAGTTGAAATCGGTTCTTGCGTCGTGCTGGGATTCTGGTGGAGACCCTGACTGCGTTATGGTAGGTAGCTTTAACAAGCAAGCCATGAGTGGTTTCACTGGCAATGCAACCCGTTTTGTTGGCGCTGAAGACAAACAATTAGTAGCCTCAATCGACATCTATACAAGCGATTTTGGTGATGTCGAAGTGATTGCTAATCGATTCTCCAGAGCACGGGATGCGCTCGTCATTCAGAAAGACATGTTTGCCGCAGCGTATTTGCGGCCTGTCCAGATGATGGAGTTGTCGAAAACCGGTGACAGTGAGCGGCGTTTGCTGCTTTCTGAGTATGCGCTTGAATCCCGAAATGAAGCCGCAAGCGGTGCGGTTTGGGATTTGACAACTTCGTAACGCAACAAGCTGATGTAAGGAGAATCAGATGAAGAAGATTCTAAGTACAGTCGCAGCTTTGTTGGTTATGACTGGCGTCGTTGGGTTGGCGTGGGGTGGTTGGAACATCAAGCAGAATGATGATGGATCAACCTCATGGGTTAATGTGGACGGCGATGCCTATCCAGTTGCCCGTGCATATCTCACGGTCAATCTTGAAAACCTCGGAACGGCCAGCACCACGTATGTTTCGGTGCCGTATGCCGGTTCGATATTTCAGGTTGATTCCGTGGTTCATGGTGACGTGACCACAGCTAGTGAAACACTGACTGTTTCCATTATGTCAGAGGTTTCGCCGGGCCGTGATTTCATGGCAATCAGCACCAACAACACTATTACCATTGCTTCTGCTAATGCCGATACAACTGGCACGTATCTGCTTGGCGGCACTGGTGATCGTGATACGTCGGGCGAAATGGCCGGTAGAGCAAGTGATCACGAGACTACAAGTGAGCAACTTTCAGGCTCACCCAATGTTTCGGCTGGCGGCACGATTGCCATCAGCACCAAGGGTGATAGTGGAGCTGATGTTGATGCCACTATTATCATTTACTTTGATCGTGACCAGTCTCAGGCCACTTTCCGATAAATGACGAGAGCTGTTGGATTTGGGGCGGCAGGGCTTTTAATCCTTGCCGCCCTGATCTACGGCCTTAAAACAGGGTCACCAATCATACCAAGGTGGATGGTGATTTATTGCGGAGCAGCGCTGACGCTTGCTCTTTTTGCGGTTAGCGTATATCGATCAAGAATTATCAAATTTACAACGAGCGAGTTGGTCTCTGCTGGGTTCATTGCATATCTGGCCCTGACCCTGGCGTGGTCGTCAGACCCTCGTGACGGCGCTTTGACTGTTGAGGCTATGGGGGTTCTCTGGCTGCTCTATGTGGCGCTCCAGAGACTGCCACGACCTTTGCTGGGCGGTGCCGTATACGTTGGTTCTACGATAGCATTGTTTGGTGCTGTTGTTTTCGGGTTTGCCTATCAGCCGTACTATGGCGGGGTAGGTAATGAAAACTACCAGATGGAGCTTTTCTGTGTTCTTCTTCCGCTTGTCGTTGCGGCGTGGTGTGCCATCAGAACACCGGTCTGGTGGATGAGATTTTTCGCGCTTCCGGTCACACTGGCTGCGCTTTATTTTATGGTGTTTGTAAATTTAAGTGACTCCAAATGGGTCGCCATGATGGCGGTTTTGTTTGCGCTGGCGATCTGGCTGGTAAAAAGACGACATTATTATATTGCAAGTTTCGGGTTTTTGATTCCAGTAAACCTAGCGCTGTGGAGCGGGTGGGCCACAAGTTCTGTGGTTATCAAGGCAATAAGCCACCGGCTGGAGATTGGCTTTAATACATTTGTTCTGTGGTTTGAAAAACCATTTTTCGGGCACGGAGTAGGTAGTTTTAATTTCGAGTATGGTCGCGTTCAGGAAGCGCATTTGCAGTGGTTCCCCTTAATGGATACCGTGCTTCATCCCTCCAGTGTTTTTGCTGGTGCAGCACATAATGAGCTTCTTCAACTGGCGGCAGAAGCGGGTCTGGTCGGCGTTTTAATCGCGCTGGTTTTGATCGGGTTTATGGTTTACAGATTTTTTACGAAGGAAAAGGACGCTCTTGATATAGGCGCAGCAATGTCTCTTCTGATAGTGGCCGCGCTTTCGCAAATCAGTTTCCCGTTACAAAATCCGGCCACAATTACAGTTGTTGTTTTTTGTGCTGCCGCGCTGATGCAGGGGGAGAGACCGAGGCTAACAATTAACCTTCCGCTACTCACCTCAAGGGTGTTTGGTGTATTGTTTCTTGCTATTGGCATAGGGGTTGTTGTCTCTGCATCTACGAGTTTCAAGGCTGAAAAAGTATTTATCCAGACCAAGGCTAATATCACGGTGGCTCATCCGGCTGCGCTCCAGGCAAATCTCAGGGCGTATGAAATTTATCCCTATGAGCGACGTTATCGGCACCAGTTAATGTTGACGGTCGGAGCCCTGTTAAAGAGCGCTCATGGTGATGTTACGATCACAAAAGAGGCTGCTGATCAGGCTTACAGGATTGCAAACACTGCGTCGAGGTTTATGCCAGCTGTTCAAATGACACGACTTGAATACCTGTTAAACGGCGACCGATGGAAAGAAGAGCGTGACGAAATCGACGAATTACTGAGTTGGCTTAAATCACACGCTAAGTTGCAGCCCGGCGTGTGGCTTGCAGAAGGGTACTATGCTGCAAAAACTGGAGATGCGTTGCGTCTGATTAACGCGATAAACGCTGGTCTGTCCTTGCCGACAGAGACACACGACGAAGCATTAAAGCGGTTGGCTGAATTTGTAAAAACAGAACCTATTTCGGAGACCCCATCATGAAGAAATACCTGGTTTTTCTGGGTGCTATGTTATTCGCTACCCCCGCAGCGGCGGTTGACAGTACGGATTTGTTTGCTGTCGGTGCAACGCATTTTGTGCTGACAACCCACACCCGCGTGACTTCTGGAGTTGTTGGAAATTTCGGCAGCTACCTGCGTGTTGGCTGCGATGTTGACTGCTGGGTTGCGGTGTCTGCGACCGACTTCCAGGGCACTCATGGTGTTGACTCAAGCGCCACCAGCGCTGTTTATATTCCTGCTGAGGCACCGATTTACATGAAAGCCAAGGGCGAAAAATACATAATCGGCCTTGGTGCATCATCCGGCACGATCTACATCACAGAGATGTCTCCATAATGAAGAAGTTGCTTGATGCCTCTGGCGGCATTATCAGTGAGTTTCATTATGACCATTCGAGCGATGTCACCACAGTCAACCAGGTTCAGGATGTTGAGCCCATTGTCGAGCGCAACAAAATTCTGAGATCTGAGGGCAAGGGATACTCCCCAAGCCGTGAACTGCGCCGAGTTGCGTCTATTCCTCTGGTTGTCATAGAACAGTGGATGCGCGAAGATGGTGTTAATCTTATGACGATGCCACGGGCTGAGAAGCAAATTTACCTGAGACGTAAACTTGCCGACAGTGACAACCGTGCATGGAGAACAAGTGAGGGGGGTATCTAATGGCAATAACGACGTATGCAACTCTCCGGGCCGCTGTTTCAAACTGGCTTGACCGCGCCTCTGATACGATTGTCACCACTGACCGGATCAATGAATTTATTAAACTGACAGAGGACAGGATTGCAAACGATCCTGATCTGCGTCTGCGCGAGATGGAGGCTCAGGCTGACCTGGTGATTGAGGCCACGGTCGATGGAGGTACTGCTGGTGGAACAGCCAACGCACTTACAGCGACTCCCACAACTGCCTTTACCTCTGCGACTCTAGGCGACTCGATCAAGGTTGAAATAAAAACAAACAACACTGGAGCTGCAACGCTCAATGTTTCCGGTCTTGGCAACACGAATATCCGAAAGGGCGATGGTGGAGACGCGCTTGAGGCGAATGATCTGGTTGCCGGCCATACTGCCTATTTTTATCACGACGGAACGCAGTGGCGTTTAACTCCCCCTGGCGGTATTCCTCTTCCAAGCAGATATGTCCGTATGCGGCGGATTTACATTGACGGCGATCCAAAGCGCACACTGGAGTATTTATCTCCATACCACTTCTATTCTACCTATGCGGGATCTGAGACGTCCAAACCGAAAACCTATACGATTGAAGGTGAGTTTATCGTTTTTGGTGGCGCAAGCGATTCCGCATATTCAGGGCAAATGTTCTATTACCGCCGTCTGGCCGCATTTTCATCGGACGGCGACGACAATAATGTTCTCCTAAACGCCACTGGACTGTACCTTTACGGATCACTGATGGAGGCAGCAAACTTCATTAAGGACAATACAGCGGTGTTACGTTACACGGCGCTGTGGGAAGAGCAGCGTGATCGTCTGTCTATCTCCAACAAGCATGATCGTCATAGCGGCTCACCGCTTGTCATGCGATCAAACGTGACAAAAGCATGAGCCTCGTACAGCGCTTATTACAGTTTCAGATTGGTGTTTCAGGGGATGTTGATGTTGCCCCTCAGCCAATTATTCCATTTGCAACGTGGGCACCTGATCGAGCGCCTTTCGGTTCTCAGGCAGCAATCAACGCAACCAACGTAATACCCACGGCTGACGGATTCAGACCGCTACCTGATCTGGTAACGCAGTCGTCTGCGCTCACTGGACGGGCGCAAGGTGCCACAGCTGTTCAGGCTTTGGCCGGCGAGGTTTATGTCTATGCGGCTGACGCCAACAAGCTGTACCAGATTGATGTGTCTGAAACCCTGACAAACGTCACAGGCGACTATGAAGAGGCGGCAGCTGACGCACAGATCGAGTGGGCGCAGTTTGGAAACACTGTTCTGGCAACGCATTACGATACACCGCTGCAAGGCGCAACAATCGGCAGCGGCAACTTTTCAGATCACATCACGTCGAGCGACAAACCCCAAGCCAGACATATGGCGATTGTCAGGGATCAGGTTGTCCTTGGCGATACACAGGACGATACAGACGGACAGCAGCCGTCTAGGGTCTGGTGGTCTGGGTTAAGCGATTCCTCTGACTTCACACCAGCGGCTACAACGCTTTGTGATTTCCAGAATATCCCAGATGCCGGAAAGGTAATGAAGGTCGTGGGTGGCGCAGAATATGGTCTGGTGTTCATGGAACATCAAATTATCCGCATGTCGTTTGTCGGCAGTCCACTGGCCTACCAGCTTGACACCATTGACCGACGTAGAGGAACGCCGCTTAGTGGCAGTGTAATTGGTCATGGGCGTCTTGTTTTCTACTGGTCTGAGGAAGGGGCTTTTGTTACAGACGGTACTTCAAGTACGCCAATCGGGCATGGAATTGTTGACCGGTTTTTCTGGGATAGTTTTAATCTGGCAAACCAAAGCCGTTTGTTTAGTGCCATAGATCCGGTGAATAAGGTCGTGGCGTGGAGTTTCCCTGGCGAAGGAACCAGCACAGCCGGTGAGCCAAACCGTATATTTTTCTACAACTGGGCTGACAACAAGTGGAGTGAGGGCGAAGTAACAACGCAGTTGATTTTTACAGGAATTAACGCTGGCTTAACACTGTCTGAGCTTGATGATGTTTCGTCGAGTCTGGGTGGTCTCCCGTTTCCTCTGGGTTCGAGGGCGTATCAGGGTGGAGACAAGATACTGGCCGCATTTAACGGTTCAAATGTCTATTGCCAGTTTACCGGCTCAAATCTTGCGGCTACGATTGACACGGGAGAGTTCCAGCCATTTCGTGGTCAGCGCAGTCAGGTTGTCAGCGTCAGGCCATTTATCGATGGCGGGACAATAACGGCAGCAGTAGCGTCAAGGATCAAAGTGCAGGATTCTGTTTCATTTGGCTCTGCTGCATCCCTGAACACATCCGGCCTTTGTCCACTGTTGAGCGAGGGCAGACACCACAGGGTTCGCTGTTCAGTAGCTGCTGGCGGTAGTTGGACACATGCACAGGGTGTTGAGATTGGCGCAGTGGGTACGGGGGTTACATAATGCCCGTCACGTCTCCCCGCGCCTCAGCAATGATCGAGGGGTACAGACGTGTACCTCTGGTGCATACAAACGAAGAAGAGCATCGCCGTGAAATGGCGCTTATACTTAACAACCTGCTTGATGGAAAAATTAACGCAAAGGGCAGCGTAACACTGTCGGCCAGTTCGACAAGCACAACACTGGCCGATTTTAGAATTGGCGCGGCATCGGTTATCCTGTTTATGCCGACAACAGCAAACGCTGCAACGGCCATAACATCCCTTTATGTCTCATCTCGCGGAGATCAGACAGCAACACTGACACATAATAGCGATGCTGCAACTGACCGAACTTTTGCATACACCATCCTCGGATAATCTGGAACTGGTGACGGTTGATGGGTCAAATGTGGGCCTTCACTGGCCCCGCATGGCAGCGTGGATTATCAAGGCGCTTGAGCGGTCGTCTGGCCGCTACACTATGGCAGATATTTATCAAGCCATTTCCACTGACATGATGGTGGCTTTTCCTGTGTATAATGGTGATGAGGTAGTTGCTGTCTGCGTTGCCGAGATTGTCACGTACCCATCAAAAAAGTCCATAAGCATTGTTATCATGGTCGGTCAGGAGCGTAACGGCTGGTTGCACTTTATAGATGATATTGAGAGTTTTGGCCGTGAAAGAGGGTGTCAGATGATCGAAGCATGGGCACGACCTGGTTGGGAGAAAGTGCTTTCCGACTGGGATAAAACACACATACTTCTGGAGAAAAACCTATGAGCAAAGGTGGCGGTTCGACTGACGTTATTCAACGGACGACAACAACAGATCCGTCGCCGTTCAGCCAAAGATTTCTTGAGCCCGGCTATCAACAGGCGCAACAGGATATCCTGAATCGGCCAACGACATATTTCCCCGGATCGACGGTTGTGCCGTTTTCCCCCGAAACTGCCGGATCACTCAATCTGACGACAACCCGTGCGCTTGGCGGATCTCCACTGCGACAGGCAGGTCTGAATCAGGCGTTTCAGACATTGCAGGGAGATTTTGTTGGGCAGGAAAATCCTGCATATCAGGCGATGGTTGATCGATCTGTACGGCCACTTACCCAGCAATTT